CTTTGAGATCGAGGACCCTGACGGCAACACCACCGTGATGGACGGCGCGACTGACGAGAGCAATGGCACCAAGGGCTCCAAAAGGCCAGCCGCGGCGTCAGATGAGGCTGACGGCATCGACTGGGCGAAGGTCGCCAGAGAGGCCGCGGTCATGGTGGAGCTGAACAAAGCCGCCAATGACGCCTGGCGCAACCAGAGCAAACCAAAAGAAGAAGACGCCTGAAAAGGCGAAAGGCCCCCAGCAGCAACTGGAGGCCTTTCTGAACACCCAGATCCCCCACGCGCTGTCACCTGCTTGGGATCTGAGAGAGCACCGGCTTAGCCGGCATTCAGACAGGATCAGGTTATCACAGGGAAAGCAGCAGCGACGGGCAGCAGTTGAGCACCTGGCAAAGGGCCCTGAGGCGACCCGGGGTAGGCCCCAGCTGACCCGCCTCCACCTTGGCCACCCATGGGTGTTGGACCCCTAGCTGATCCGCCAGTTGCGCCTGGGTCATGCCGCGCGCCGTGCGCAATACCCTGACCCGCCCACCGAGGACGCTCAACACATAATCATCGGGAGCGATTGCGAACACGTTCCAATCAGGAACATTACACCTAAACAATACACATTGGCCGCATCCTGTACTCAGGTTTCGATTGGCCATGAGCGAAGCGCTGCGCTTTGATCGCGCCGAGATTTCCCCGGACTGGGAGGAAACTCCCGAGGGGTATCTGCGCATCAAGGCGACATTTGCTCGAACCGGCCTACAGCGTTATCGCCGCAGCGATGGCACGGAGGCAATCGAGTACCGGCCAGAGGAGGAGGTCGCCAAACAGGACGCCCTGCTCTCTCTGGCCAATCTCCCCGTCACCCTGGAGCATCCGCCTGAACTGCTGACACCTGAGACGTGCCGGGAGTACCAGCGGGGCCATACCGGCTCGATCGTCGAGTATCGCAACCCCTTTGCAGTTGGTTTCGTCACGATCACTGATCGTGAAGCCATCGACAACGTAAAGCGTGGCGATGCCCGTGAAGTCAGCGTCGGCTATCGGGTGAAATTTGACGCCACCCCTGGTGTAACGCCTGACGGCCAGCGATACGACGGGGTGCAGCGGGAGATTTCTGGAAACCACGTGGCGATCGTGCGCAAGGGCCGGGCTGGCCCTGAGGTGCGGTTGCACATGGATTCCGCGACTGCCGTTGATCCCTTCCCGGCCGACGGCCCAACCAACACCCCCCAGGAGGACGACATGACCGCCGTGGCTGCGCTCAGCACTGCCACCGAGGCCCTCGCTTCTGCCCTGACGGCCACGGTTCGCGCCGATGCCAAAGGCAAGAAAGCTCCCATGCCTGTCATGGAAGACGAGGACGTTCGGGAAGGCAGCGATGAACCCGAAGAAGACGAAATGATGGAAGAGGACGAGGAAATGGACGGCGGCGCCGCCAACCTCGGTTCCTACAAGGTCGCCAAGAAAGATGGCGGCGGAATGATGGTCTCCAAGGCCATGTACGACAAGGCCTGCATGGAGCGCGACGACGCCATCGCCGCCCATGAGCGCGACCTCGGCCGCCTCGATGCGCTGATGGATCGCCTTGATTCCCTTGAGCAGGAGATCGACAGCCGCGCCGATGGTGCTGACGTTGACCTTGATGCGTTGGTGGCCTCGCGCATTGAACTGATCGATCGCGCCACTGCCATCACAGGCGAGAGGCCCACCTTCGACGGAATGAGCGATCGCGAGCTCATGATCGATGCCCTCACCTCGATCGGTGTCGAGGCCGAGCGCTTTGAGGGGCGCTCGGACGATTACGTGGCGGCGACCTTTGACGCCTACGCCGAGCAATCGGTCGGTCGTGTCGACAGCAGCGACCCCCTGTCTGCTGCGCTCAGCGGCATCCTCAGCAGCTCCGGCGGTCAAGAAGCCGCTCGGGAGCGCATGATCCGCGCCCAGCAGGAGAACTCCCGCAAGGCGCTCACCATCACCAAAGGAGCGTGATCCCATGGCACAGACCTTCACTCCCACTGCTGTCACCACCGGCGAGGGTGCGCAGCTGACCTATCCACTGCAGATGGATCGGGGTCTTCCCGGTCAGATCGCAGACCTGTCCCTCAGCCGCACTGTCACCGGTGCCAATGAGACCGGCGCCATGATCGCGTTCGGTGTTCCGGTTGCCGCCAATTCATCTGGCGTGCTGGCCAACAGCTGCAAGCTGGCTATCGCTGCTGGCGCCATTCTCGGCATCAGCGTGCGAACCGCCGTCCACGAAAAGGTCGGCATCCCCGCCCCTGGCGCTGCTCCCTCTTACACCGAGGGTGTGCCTGACCTGAAGGCCGTCAACATCCTCACCCAAGGCACCATCTACCTCGAGGTGATGGAAGCGGTTGCACCTGGCGACGCCCTTCGCTTCCACAAGTCCGGCACTCATGCCGGCAAATGGGGCAAGACCGCCTCAAACGGCAACACCCTGGCGCTGGCTGCCGGCGGCTGGGTGATCCGCAAGGCCGGCGCTGCCGGTCAGGTGCTTGCGCTGGAGATCAATTCTCCGGCTGAGCTCACTTTCACCGCTGACACCTGAGGCTGAGGTAACGACCAATGACTATCCGCATGGACAACGCTTCGCCTGGGGTCTTCCTCCAGCGCGAGCTTGAGCACATCCTCCCCAAGGTCTACGAAAAGATCTACGCGGAGATCCCCTACACCCGCATCATCCCCGTCTCCAATGAGGTGCCGGAAGGTGCGGAAACCTACAAGTACGAGATCTACGACGCCGTTGGCGAGTTCGACCTGATCTCGGACTTCGGCGATGACCTGCCCACCTCCGATGTGCGGCGTGGTGAGATCGTCAACACGATCCGCAACTTCGCCGGCAGCTTCAAGTACACCACTGAAGAGATCCGTAAGGCTCAATTCGCCAAGGTGTCCCTGGAGCAGCGCCGCGCCGATGCCGTGCGCGAGTCCTATGAGCGTCGCGCCAACAAGGTGGCTCTCTTCGGTTACCCGGGTACTGGCCTCAAGGGGTTCTTCAACCACCCGGTGGTCGACAAGATCGTGGTGACGGGCTCAGCCAACGATGGCTGGTTTGACGGCTCGGCGGTCACTCCAGACAACATGCTGGCGATCCTCAACGAGGGCATCACCTACCAGGTGAACGCCTCGAAGATGGTCGAGCGGCCCGACACGATGCTGCTTCCCTACAGCGTCTACCGGAAGATCTCCACCACCGCACGCAGCACCACCTCGGACACCACGGTGCTCGAGTATTTCCTGCGCACCAACCCGTACATCACCCAGGTCGAGCCCATCAACGAGCTCGATCCGGCCAATTCCGGCGGTGCCCTGACCGTGCCACGGATGGTGATCTACAAGCGCGATGCCGGGAAGCTGCAGTTCCACGTGCCGATGCCCCTGAAGTTCCACCCCCCGCAGCCGCGGAACCTGGCGTGGAGCGTGCCGGCTGAAGCCAAGCTCGCGGGCGTGGCCCTCTACTACCCCAAATCCATCACCTACGTCGACAAAGGCTGATCCTGATGTCTCTCGCCATCGCCTACACCCCTGAGCTGGCTGATCCCATCCTCGCCAACGTCGCTGGCGGCGCGGTTGTGATTGCCTTCCCTGGAGAGGAGAAGAGCCTGGTTCTCAACCCAGGCAACAACTTCAACATCGACCAGGAGCTCTGGCAGCGTGCCCAGGAGCTTTCCAGCGTTCGCGAGATGCTGGAGCAGCGCCTGGTGGAAGAGATCGACCTTTCCGCCGAGAAGGTCGATGAGACCCCGGCCGCGGCCGTCGTGTCGATTGCCAAGACCGAACAGCGGGCTGCCCTGCGGCTGATTCACCACAGCCGTGATGTCGCCCAGCTGTCGGCCTGGCATGACGCAGACGAGCGGATGGCAATCCGCAATGCCTGCAAGCGGCGCATCGCCGAAATCGAAGACGGTAACGGCTGATGGCCATCCCTTCATCCAACGCCTTCCTGTTGCGCTTTCCGGAGTTCGGTGAGCAATCACTGCCGGTGGTCGAGGGAGCTTTGGCTGAAGCCGGCCGCTCAGCACCTGCCGAGCCCTGGGGGGCTGTTCACACCGATGCCGTCAGCTATCTGGCGGCACATCTGCTGGCAACACGCACCATGCAGATCGGTCAACAGGTCGGCGCCCAATCAGGCGCCGCCCTGGGCACACGTCTGGACTCCACGCTCTACGGGCAGGAATACCAGCGCCTGCTGGCCCAACTCCCGATTACTGGATTCGTGATCTGACCATGGCGATCAAGGCCTCCACCATTGCTGCCTATGCGCCCTGGGGGAATGCCCAGCTGGCGTTTGAGGTCGGTACTGGCTACGCCACCACTGATCCCAACACGGGCAACCCGGTGCAGTCCACGGAGGTCCTCGAGTACCTCGCTGCTTTATCGCTTCAGTCCCCCAACTGGAAGTCTGAAAGCGGCGTTGATATGACGACCTACCAGTGCCGGGGGCGGCTGCTTAGTCCCACAACCCTTGATAAGCGCATCACCAACGGTTCCCAAGCCGAAGCCGTGATCAACGGTTACCAAGGGCGTTTCAGGTTGGTCTTTGATCTGGCCATGGACTCGGTTCACCGCCGAGACCTGCGCCAAAACATCGAAGGCGTTTTCCGTGTTGTTGGAGGTCCCGGCCATGCCGCTTGATCTGCGCATCAACGATGCACTCAACGAGGCCTGGGATGACTTCTCGGCCTATGTCGGCCGGCGGTTTACCAATGAGATCACTGAGGAGAAATGGGAATGGCCACGTGATCCCAGCCCCAGGGACATCGTGGACACCGGCAACCTGAGGCGCAGCATGCGCATCACCCGAGGCACGGACCAACGCCAGCTGGAGACTTACTTCGACTGGACGGCACCCTATGCCTCTGTGGTGCATGACGGAGCGGTGTTTAAGGCCACCGATGCCGAGGGCAATGCCCGCAGCATGCCGGCTCGGCCGTGGACACGACCGGTTCTCTATGACGGGCCCACGCTGACCCGTTACTTCAAGGCCAGGTTTGCCCTGGCCATGCGCAGGAGGGCCGGGCAATGACAGCCCCTGCACTCTTTGGTGCCACGGTTGCCCAGTTGAGACAAGCCCTGCTGGAGCTCTTCGGCAGTGAGCTCGGCACTTACACCCTGCCCGATGGCAGCACCCAGCCGGCCCTTTATGTGGTCGGTCGTCAACAGGTGCCGCCTAACTGGCGGGTTCGCGGCATCGAATGCGTGCTGCTTAATCCACCCCCTTTGCAAACCCTGGGGGGAGTCGGAATGCTCAAGGCCAATCGGATCTGGACGCTGCAGTTTCGCTGCTACGACACGGATCAGGACCTTGGCGCCGTTCAGTTGCTGGCATTCAGGGCCTGGCCCTGGGCCACACCGCGACGATTACCGGCGACCGACGACACCTATGAGCAGCTCACCTATGAGCTGCCCGACCCCGTTCTGATCACCCCCCTATAGGAGGACACCATGGCCGATTTTGCGATTGGTGCTGCTTTTCATAAGGCGCACCGCACCCTTGTCCGGGCAGTGCCGCTCACCACCCCAACGCGCCTGTTCGCTGTCCGCGACAGCGCCGGATTCGTGACCCTGCCAACCCTGCCGACGGGAGTTGGATACATCGAGATGCAGGGCGTGACATCCGCATCCTTTCAGGTCAGCGACAATGATCAGACATTCCGCCTCTTGGGGGATGACGGCTGGAGCGATTCGGTGACCACCGGAAGTGAAATCCGCAGTTCGATGCGGAGTTATTTCATCAAGAACATTGAAATGCCGGATGGCAGCAGTGTTCCCGAGTTTCGCGGTGATTACAGCGAAGATTTTGCGCTGATCGCGCGCGCACGCGACGACAAGGAGTTCGAAATCTACTTTGAGCTTCTCAAGGAGATGGGACGCCTTAATGGCGCCACTGGGGATTACATCTACGACTACGCCGGATTCAACGGCGCGATTCGCAACTACAACGATGGCGGGGCCGCTGAAGGCCTGACCGAAATCTCATTCGATGTGATTAGCCGCGGCCGGCCTGTCTTTGGGCGTTACAACGCTGGCGCGGTTCCGCTAACAATCGGCCAGGTGCAGAGCACCCTGCTGGCATTGACGGATGGGACCCGGCAGGTGGCAACGGTGCCGGCTGACAACGCAGATGCCGTGGCGGTATCGAGCAACATCACAGCCACCTACACCACCAACGGCACAACGCCATTGGCAAATATCTCCCTGGGCAGCGGCGCCTTCACCCTGGTCAAGGGTTCCGGCTCCCAGGTGGTGCCGGCAGCAGTCACCATCGCGACCAATGTGGTCACGATCAACCCGAGCGCCGACCTGGATGCTGCCACCATTTACAGGCTCCAGGTGGCCGATGGTGCCGTCATGCAGGTGGTCAACGGCCTCAAGCGCCCGATTGCTGGCTTCAACACCTCCTTCCGCACCGCCTAGCCTTAGCGCAACGCGATGTTTCCACGGCCCCGCCTAGCGCGGGGCTTTTCTGTGCCAATGCAGTTCCATCCATTGCTCCGCAACGCTGATGATCGAGTGTTTCTGATCCACGCCGAAGTTCATGGCGGCCAGCTCCAGGCTGGCCTAATGGTGGTCGATGGCTTTGTCGACGACGGATGGATTGCCGTCAGCGACGTTCAGTGCCTTGAAGGATTGATCTACGAAGTGCAATTGCCACCAGAAGTGCTGCAGCAGCCCAGGCGCTATAAAGGTTATGACGTGGTATTGCCGCTCAGGCATCCTGCATGAATAGCAAAGAGCTTCTATTTGAGTCGTTTCAGGTTGATTTCAAGCAGATAGGCAAGCTCCGTTTCCGGGTCTACAACGACCTGCTTGGCGCCGAGGCTGCAGAGATGGAGACGTTTGCGCGGCAGCAGCATGCGGCCTTGCTGCACACCGTGACCCTGGCGCGGCGGGTCTCCGAAAGCAAAGGGATCACCTTTGACGAGGCCTACGAAATGCTCACATCGGCCAACCCAGAGAATGCGCTCGCCTTGATGGAATTTGCCGAAGAGACCGCTCTGTTTCTCAATGGCTCGCCCATCGTTAGCAACCTGGACGATCAGGTGCTCACCTTGATCATCCAATCCAGGGCCCAGATACAAACCGAAGAGGGCTGGGTGCCGTTGGAGGACTGGACCGT